AAGGGAGTTATCCGATCTTCCTAGTAGCACTTTCCCGTCAGTGTGGTCGAAGGCGGGACTAATTTAGTTTGCGTGTTTGGGGGAGACCCCCTTCACGCCTTTTTGCGTGGGAGGAACAATGAAAATAGAAAAATTAAATATAGATATTCGTACTAGAAATGGTCTCTGGTCAGCGGGTATTTACGATATAGAAGACCTAAGCCTTTGGACAGCTAAGGAGTTAACAGCTATTCCTAACTTTGGGGGAAAATCTTTTGTAGTTTTAATAGACGCTTTAGCCAAAGAAAATCTTTGTTTTATAGGAAGCGGTGTTAAATGAAAGTTATAGATAACAGAGCACTACTAATGAGATTACGTGCGCCGGCTAAAGTAACCGATGTGATACCTAAGAGTAAGGAGTTATCAGGAAACCGAGTGTTGGTTAACTGGGGTATAGACGAAGCTCACGTACTGAAGAATATGAACATACATGCACCTTCACCTATTGAGGGGCAGTATAAGTGGACTGGTAAGTTCAAGCCGTTTGAACACCAGAAGACTACCGCAGGGTTTCTCACCATGAACAAGAGATCCTTTTGCTTTAACGAACAAGGTACAGGTAAGACAGCCAGTGCTATCTGGGCAGCGGACTTCCTACTAACCAAGAAACGTATTAACCGCGTACTGGTAATCTGCCCCCTGTCTATTATGGACTCGGCATGGCGGGAAGACCTGTTTACTTTTGCCATGCACCGTAAGGTAGATGTGGCCTATGGTTCAGCTAAACAACGGCAAAAGGTTATCGAAGGGGACGCTGAGTTCGTCATAATAAACTATGACGGTGTGAAGATAGTAGCCGATGCAGTCGCAGCAGGTGGGTTTGATTTAGTAATCGTAGACGAGGCAACACACTATAAGAATTCGCAGACTGACCGTTGGAAGACCCTCAACAAGATACTTACTTCCGACACATGGCTGTGGATGATGACAGGTACTCCCGCTGCACAAAGCCCGATGGATGCCTACGGACTGGCTAAACTTGTTAACCCGAAGTCTGTACCACGCTTCATGGGGTCGTTCCGCGATCAAGTCATGTACAAAGTGACTAACTTCAAATGGGTTCCCAAGCCCAGTGCTACGGAAACGGTGTTTGAGGCACTGCAACCAGCCATACGGTTTACCAAGGAAGAGTGCCTAGATCTACCGGAGCTAGTGTATGTGACTCGTGAAGTTGCGCTTACACGGCAGCAAGAGAAGTATTACAAAGAACTCAAAGACAAAATGATTATGCAAGCGGCAGGTGAAGATGTAACTGCGGCTACGGCAGCGGTCAACATGAACAAGCTGCTACAGATTTCTGGCGGTGCTGTGTACTCCGATAGTAAAGACACGATAGAGTTCGACATAAAGCATAGGTACAACGTGTTACGTGAAGTAATAGTAGAGTCTAGTAAGAAAGTCATAGTGTTCGTACCATTCAAACACACCATATCCATACTCACTGACAAGCTACGTGGGGACAACATAAACACTGAAGTCATCAGCGGTAGCGTACCAGCAGCCAAACGTACTGAGGTATTCAAACAATTTCAAGAGAACAAAGACGGTATACAGGTACTAGTTATCCAGCCACAGGCTGCGGCACACGGGGTAACACTTACTGCGGCGAACACGATTGTATGGTGGGGGCCAACCAGTTCGGTAGAGACTTATGCACAGGCCAACGCCCGAATACATAGAGCCGGTCAAGACCACAAGTGTACGGTTGTTCAGTTACAAGGTTCTGATGTAGAACGACGTGTGTACGCATTACTAGATAACAAAATAGACTCACACACAAAAATTATTGATTTATACAAGGAACTACTTGCATAAGGCACTATGTACCCCTATATTACCTTTCTCGGCAATGAAAGGGTAAGGACATGGCTGATGCGATAGGAGCGGGTGGTATACCCCTAGCTAAGATGACTAAGGTTTACCTTAAGATCAAGGCAGAACGGGATAAGTTATCCGCTGAATACAAGGAAGCTGACGGCGAATTAGTCAGTCAGCAAGACAAAATAAGAAGCGCGTTACTGGGTTACTTGAAAGAGAACGACCTCAAAAGTGTCAAGACGGATGCCGGTACGTTTTACCGTACAGTTAAGCAGAAGTACTGGACTAGCGATTGGGAGAACATGCACAAGTTTATTCTTGAACATGAAGTACCAGAGTTCTTGGACAAACGACTCAACCAGAAGAACGTAAAGGAGTTCCTAGAAGAGAACCCAGACCTTCTTCCGAAGGGGTTAAACGTAGACGCAGAATTCGCGCTAACAATAAGGAAGGGTAAGTAATGGAGCAATTAGTTCCCATTGAAGATGTCGCAAAGTATTTTAGTGTGTCATTATCCACGACCCGTAAATGGGTACGGGATGGTGTTATACCTTCAGATACTTATGTGAAGGTTGGTAAGACGCAGAGATTTGCGTTAGCCAAGGTGTCCGAAGCTCTGATGGCAGGTGTTACAAACGCCCAGCCGGTACAGCCAGAAGACATTGCAGCGGAGTTTGATGCTGACGAAGACGCATAGTGCGCCGAATCAGTATACAGGGTAGTAAGTTTACTGGGTTAGACATACAGCCAGACAGTACAGTTATAGACGTAGTTATTATAAACGCAGCGGCAGTATCGCGCTCGTATTACAAAGGTGACTACGATCCTAAAGCCAAACGTCTGCCTACATGTTGGTCTAGTGATACCCAGAGACCCGCACCTGAAGTACCACCAGAGCAGAGACAAAGTGCCCGTTGTATTGACTGCACTAACAATGTCCGAGGTTCTGGTAGTGGGGGAGGTAGGGCTTGCAGGTTCAGCCAGCGACTAGCAATTGTTGAAGAGCAAGCGTTAGACACGGTGTACCAGTTGCAAGTACCCGCCTCGTCTATATTTGGTAAGGCCGGAGGTAGAAGTTCTATGCCTCTACAAGCCTACGCCAAGTTTTTGAGTGGGCATGGAACGCCCAGCGCAGCAGTGGTAACGAGGATAAGTTTTGATACAGGTAGTCCTGTACCGAAGTTGTTCTTCTACCCACAAAGACCTTTAGAAGAAAAGGAACTACAGAAAGTCAGGTCGATGGTGGATGACGATGACACGTTAGCAGCGATTGCTTTCGACGTTAGCCCCTACAACCGAGAAGGTTCGCCCTTCTCTACGACTGAAGGGTTCAATATAAATAGCCTAAGTTAAGGAGACCAACAATGGCTGATAATAATATGTACTACACAATCGAAGGCGTAGAAGCCCTCTATCCAAAACTAGATACCACTTACAAGTTTGATAACAAAGCTGGTAAGAACGGTGCGTCTGTCAAATGTGACCCACTAGATGATGGTGCAGAGTATTCGATGTCCTTCGTTATGTCTGAGAAAGAAGCTAAAGCCTTATATAAGGCGATGGCTGTGGCTTATAAGACCAAGAAAGAAAGTAGCTGGCCTGATAAGTTTGCCCTTCCATTCAAGAAAAATGATGACGGCAACTACATTGGTAAGTGTAAGTTGAAAGGTGCTTACGGCACTGATAAGACTACCCCACCAATACAAGTTGACGCACAGAACACTAAGCTGCCAGCGGATTTTCAGTTGACCAGCGGCAGTACCGTAAACCTTGCTTTTACTTTCGTACCGTACTCTATGCGGGACAACGGGGTTAGCTTGCGTTTGAACGGTGTTCAGGTAACTGAATACAAGCCTATGGTTTCACGTTCGCCCTTCGGCGTTGTGGAAGGTGGTTTTGTAGTTCAACCTGATAATCCGTTTAGTGATACTACCAATAGTGTGAAGAGTACCAGTGTCGAGTTAGACGATGATGACTCTGATGATATATTTGGTGATGAACCAGATACCGCCGAAGTAGCGGAACCAACGAAGGTCGTTAAAAAGTCTGCGCCTGCACCCAAGGACGATGGCGATCTGAGTTCGGTTATTGAAGGTTGGGATGACTAACCCTAGATAACCACTCCAGTATGGCTAGGTAATACCGAAGAGGGTGCGCCGACACCCCTGCCATACTGTCTCTCGGCAATAGGTGCAGAACATGAATACAAGAGAATTTCTACGGTGGGTGTTACCTACTGAGGGGGTATACGTTGCCCTACAATATAATTTAACGTCTAGCGGGGTACGGCAAACATACTTCGACTCGGTAGATGATCTAGCAGAAGCCACCGAATACTATGACAGTATGGGGCAAGATGTGTACTTTGCTATGAGTAACTTCAGGAAGAAGGAGACTCGTAAAGGCGAAGATGCCAAACATATTAAGTCGTTCTTTTTAGATTTAGATGTTGGCGAAGACAAGGTAGCTGAACGTAAGGGATTTGCTACACAAACTGACGCACTACGTAGGTTGGAAGAGTTCCGCGTGGTATTAGACCTACCAAAACCTCTTATAGTTAACTCAGGGCGTGGTATACATGTCTACTGGGGACTGTCAGAGTCTGTACCAGTAGAGCAGTGGAAGGTAGTAGCTGACCAGTTTAAGGCTAAGTGCAGGGAGTTTGGGCTTGAGATAGACCCCGCAGTACCTGCTGACATGGCACGAGTTCTTCGTGTAGTAGGCACGCACAATTACAAACCTGAAACCCCCGCACCAGTAGAAGTCATAGGTGACGTACCCGCCGAAGTTAACTTTGACTTCTTTGCCAGTAAGCTGGGTATGGACACGATACCAGTTCCCAAGAAGTACACACCTGCGGATGGCCCAGCTAGTCTACGTGACGTACTGATGAGCAACATCAAGTACAGCTTTAGGGACATATTAGTCAAGGCGCAGGATGGTACAGGGTGTGAGCAGTTACGTAGGGTAATAAGTGGGCAAGCCGAAGCCTCAGAGCCTATGTGGAGAGCAGGGTTGTCTATCGCTAAGTTCTGCGAAGACAGTGAGAAGGCAGCGCACAAGATCTCTGAGAAGCACGCCGAATACACTCCAGAGCTTACGCTCAAGAAGCTAGACCTAATTAAAGGCCCATATCGTTGCACTACATTCGACGAGAACGAGGCTGGCATATGTATGGACTGCCCTAACTGGGGAAAGATCAAATCACCGATTGTTCTGGGGCGTAAGATACCCGAAGCCGAAGTGGACGAAGATGGTAACTACGTTGTCGAAGAAAGTTTTGATGCGTTTGATGAGTTTGGTGAGGATGGGGATGATTATTCGGAAAAAAGTACAGAGTCTTATTCCGGGTTTAGCGTAGATACTTCTACAGAACACGTTATACCAGTGTATCCCCGCCCGTACTTTCGAGGGATCAACGGTGGTGTGTACATTAAGAACGTAAGCGTCGATGGGGAGGTGGATGAAAGTGTTATCTACCATAACGACATTTACATAACCCGCCGCTTATTAGATATAGAAGCCGGTGAAGGTGTAGTTTGTAGGATACACCTACCGAAAGATGGTATACGAGAATTTACAATGCCTCTTACATCGGTGACTTCAAGAGAAGAATTTAGAAAGCAGATGTCCATGCAGGGCGTTGCCGTTCCACGAATAGATGAGTTGATGCAATATATGATTACATGGGTAAACGAATTACAAGCGACCTCCACAGCAGATACAGCGCACCGCCAGTTTGGGTGGGTAGACGACGAGTGCAGTGCGTTCATTGTTGGAGATAAAGAAATACGGCCCAACGAGACTCGACATAACCCGCCGTCCACACCTACAGGTGCGTTGATGCCTTACTTGCAGCCGAAGGGTACGTTGGAAGCATGGAAGGAGATGGCTAATTTCTACGGGACGTTACCAGAGTTAGTCATGCACCAGTACGTTGTATGTACAGCGTTTGGCTCTCCGTTAATGAAGTTCTTACCGCAGAACTCTTGTGCCTTGCATATACACAGTAGCATCTCAGGGTGTGGTAAGACGGCAGCGGTACGTGTCGCTTCTTCGGTATGGGGTTCTGAGAAAGCTCTTATGGTAGAAGAGCGTGACACTGACGCTATGAAGTTCAACCGCGCAGAAATACTGCACAACCTACCGTTCTATGTAGACGAGCTGACCAACGAGAAGAGTGAGAAACTCAGTGATCTAGCGTATCAGTTGTCTTCTGGGCAGCAGCGGGGGCGTATGTCAGGAGGGTCTAACCTTGAACGTGTTCGTGGGGAACCGTGGCAGTTCTTGTCTGTGACTACAGGTAACGCCAGTGTTATCGAACGTATATCCGTTGAGAAGCAGCAGCCCAAAGCAGAGGCCCAGCGGATGCTGGAGTGGAAGGCTAGTAGAGTATTCGACAGCACCGAAGACAAGAAGAAGACCGATGCGTTTGATGTGGCTATCACGGAGAACTATGGGCACGCGGGGATCATCTACATACAGTACGTTATGCAGAACCTAGAAAAAGTTAAGCAGATAGTATTTGAGAACCAGCGGCTAATAGATGAAGCGGCGGGGCTTACTTCTGAGAACCGCTTCTGGTCAGCCGGTGCAGCTACCACACTGTCTGGTGCGTATATCGCCAAGCAGCTAGGGCTAATTGACTACGATCTTGAGGCACTGTTTGCGTGGACTGTTAAGTTACTCAAGACAAACTTACAGTCGGTAAGTGATATGGGCGTGTCAGTAGAGCAGACCCTTAATGACTATATGACCGAGAACTACAACAACATCCTGATGATTAAGAGTACCGACGATCTACGTAGTGAGTCTGGTAATGGTCTGGATACCCTTGTTATACCGGATGCTCTACCACGCGGGAAGTTAGTTGCACGGTATGAAACAGATACTAAGAAGGCTTATCTTGTACCTAAGCCCTTGAAGGCTTGGTGTGCAGCGCAGCAGGTAAACTACGGTGCGTTTGTGGATGGTCTGATTAAGAACTTAGGTGGTAAACGTGGACTTATACGGTTGGGTAAAGGTACGCACCTAGAGCTACCAAATAGCAGGGTCATAATAGTTAATTGCAAGACGTTCGATAAGGAAGGGGACACGACAGCAGATGAGTAAAACATTTTTAGCAGCGATAAACGCTCAGAACAAAGCATTAGAGATTGGTAAAGAACGTGGTAAGCGTGCTTACGCAGATGAACCAAACATAACACCCATACCCCGTATAGAGCACGGTAAGTTCAAACGTAGTATACCCGACGAGGAAATTATGAAGGTGTTAGAAGCTCAGAAGCGTGGTATGCCGAGAGCCAAGATAGCCAAAGAAACAGGTATGAAACCCGCTGCGGTGTACAACATAACCCGCAGGTATGAACTAAAGCACGGTGGGGGATTTAGGGTCTTAGGTAAAAATGGATGACATCGTACTCAAACTGCACGATATAAACCCTGATGGGCTACGTATCGTTGTGGATTGGGGTGCTATGGTGGTGG